CTAATTCTAAACACCGAGGATAACTTATCTAAAAATACTAAAGGGTTGAATAAGAGATAGTTACTTATTTAGAATGATTTTAAATAAGGGTATATAGAGTTATATATATTATACTTAGGTTATACCATAGGTAATACCTAGGTAATACCATTCAGGTAAAAATATAAATTGACTTGAATTTAAAAACCGCATAAAAAATTTATAACCCACAACGGAACAATAATAATTACTACAATTATGGAGGAGAAGAAAAAGTTTAACTACAATCCTAAATCTTTAAAGAACTTGAAACCTATTCAAAAGGGTCAGGTTTTGAATCCACATGGTAGACCCAAGAACATGATTAGGAAGGTGATTGATGAGTTTGGTGAGTTGCTTAATGTTAAGTTGTCCAAGACCGATGTAATGAGTGTTATATCCATTATGAACAATATGAGTGTGGCTGACCTAACTCGTATTGCTAATGACAACACAACCCCTGCGTTCATTGTAGTTATTGCCAATGGTATCTTAGGCGATATTAAAAACAAGAACCTTAACAACACGCAGTTCATGTTGGAGTTTCAACATGGTAAAGCCATACAAGGTGTACAATTAGAGGCTAAAATATCAGAAGAAGTAGTGAACCCAAAAATAATGAGCGATGATGAAATCAGAAGAAGACTTACTGAGATTAGAGAGAGAGATATTGAGGAGAGAGATTTCGAGGAGGTCGTTTAGTAACTTTGTTACTTATTGTAAGCCCGACTATGAAATGCTCTGGTTTCATCAGGTTATCTGCGACCACTTAGATTTAGTGTACGCTGGTAAGATTAAGAAACTGATGATATTCATGCCTCCACAGCATGGTAAGTCCGAGTTGAGTACTCGTAGTTTCCCTGCGTATCTGCTTGGTCGCAACCCTGACTTAAAGTTAGCCTTGGCATCTTATAACGCTACCTTAGCAGAAAACTTCAGTAGGGAGATACAGCGTAGGATGACCAGTCAGGAATTTAAGTTGTTGTTTCCTGAAGGTCGTATTGCCGAAAAGAAGGGTGAGGCTGAACGTACCGCAGAGTTCTTTGCTATGGTTGGTCGTAGAGGCTATTTGAAAGCGGTAGGTCGTGGTGGTTCACTTACAGGTACTGCTGTTGATATAGGTATCATAGATGACCCCTTAAAAGACCGACAAGAGGCTCAATCAACCATTATTAAACAACAGTTGTGGGAATGGTACACCGATGTGTTTGAAACGAGGTTACACAACGATTCTGCTCAGGTTATTATCCAGACTAGGTGGTTTGATGATGACCTCGCTGGTCGGTTGCTTGAACGTGATGATGACTGGGTGGTGATTGAGTTTCCTGCTATCCGCACCAAAGCCGAGAACAGTTATGACCCTAGGAAAGAAGGGGAGGCATTGTGGCATGAAAGGCACTCCTTAGAGAAGTTGCAAAAGATTAAGAAAGATTCACCTTTTACTTTTGAATCCCTTTATCAGCAATCTCCTAAACCGAGTGTTGAAACACTTATTTACCATGACTGGCAGTTATGTGAGTTCTTCCCTAAGGATGCCGATGTAATATTCTCTGGTATTGACTTTGGTTTCTCTAATGACCCTACTGCACTTATCAGAATTGCAAAATTGGGAAATAAGTTATACCTTGATGAAGTAATTTATGAGAAAGGATTAACTAACTCCGATTTGATAGTTAAGATTAAGAACTACCCAGATAAACTCGGTGAGATTTATGCTGATAGTGCTGACCCTAAAAGCATTGAGGAGTTACGCAGAGGAGGACTTAAAATCGTGAAAGCGGTGAAGGGTAACGATTCCGTTAATGCTGGTATCAGTAAATTACGAGAGTATGAGGTATATTATACCCGAAGGTCTAAGAACCTAAGGAAGGAGGTTGAAAATTATCAATGGCTTACTGTTGGTGGTAAAACAATTAACAAACCGATTGATGACTGGAATCACTGCTTTGTTGGAGATACCATGATAACAACTAATAAAGGGCAAGTTCCAATTAGGGATATTAAGGTTGGCGACAAAGTCCTAACTTCAAAAGGATTCAAACGTGTAATCCTTAAACATAATAACGGATTGAAACAAGTGTCATCATATTCGATGCAATTCGATACTTTTTCACTATCTTTGTGTTGTACAGAAAATCATAAATTTAAAACAACAAAAGGATGGAAGAAAATCTCGAAATTAAGCAAGGGTCAGAGTGTTTACCTTGCCAAGAGTTTAATGGAAAGAAATATTACTTATACCCCAATGAGCGATATTTCTCCAAAGGAAGAAAAAGATTACACAGGGTTGTTTGGGAGCACTACAATGGTAGAGTTCCGAAAAAGTATCATGTCCACCATGTGGATGGCAATACTCATAACAATGATATATCTAATCTCAATTTGGTACAAGGCTCGTTGCATCTTCGGTTTGAAAGCAAAAGAAGATTCAGAGAAAACCCCGAATTTGTTAAGATTTTCCACGAAAGAGGAATTGAAGCAGCAAAAAAATGGCATAAATCTGAAGAAGGAAGACAATGGCACAGAGAACACGCAAAGAAGTCTTGGATTGGTAAAACTTTTACTACAAAAACTTGTGAAGTATGTGGTAAACAGTATGAAACAAGACATAAAGGTAGTTCCAAATATTGCCATCAAAACTGCAAAGCTAAAGCACTTCGAGCAAGGAGAAAGTTGGAACGAGGAAGTATTTGATTTGACAGTTGAAGGAGAGCATGAATATTTTGCAAACGGAGTTTTAGTCCACAATTGTATGGATGCAGTTAGATATGGGGTCTATACTAAATATTCTAAGAAAAAACTAAAAATTTGGTAACATGGGATTATTTGATTTTCTAAAATTTGGAGGCAAGGCTAAAGCCATAGTAACCCAACAACTTAATGAATGGAAAAGTTGGAGGTTCATGGCTGGTCAGACCTACTCACTCTATAACACCGATTTCAGAGATGCGGTAAACAATGGCTACGAGAAAAACGTAGATGTGTATGCTATTGTTAATGATATTGCATCTCGTGCTGTTGAAGTACCTTTGGAACTTTATCAGGCTCGCAAAGAGCAAACAAAAGAAATTGCAAAGTACAAGTCTTTGCTTACCAGACCGACACAGGAGGCCATCTTTAATGCCAAGCGTATGCGTAAGTCTGCGTTCAATGAACTTGAAGTACACCCTATCTTAGAAATCCTTAAAAGACCGAACTCCTACCAGAGTTCTAAAGAGTTCTTTGAAGGACTTTTCTCTTATTACCTTCTTTTAGGTGATGTGGGTATCTACGCTGAGGAAGACCCTATTCGTAAAGGTAAAATTGGTCGTTTGCACGTTATACCACCATGGGATTACGAGATTATAGTAGAGGGCTATAAGGTTATTAAAGGATACTACATTGAATCTTTAAACTTGCACGTTGAACCTAAGTTCTTCTTGTCATTTAGAAGTTTCAATCCTTCCTACTCTGACCTTACTAGCATACCTCGTGGTATGTCTCCGTTGAAGGCTGGTTCTAGGGTTTTACAAAAGTCAAACTCTGGTGAGGAGGTTGCTATCGAAAACTTTGAAACTCGTGGTGCTGTTGGTGTGCTTTATAAAGACGATGTTAATACTGAGGACTTAGATGCAGTACAACAACAAGATTACGAGGACAAGGTGTATGGTAAGATTTACAATACTGCTAACAGAGGTCGTATTGCATTCTCTAATGCTAAGATGGGTTATTTAAAGTTATCAACCAATAACCTTGAATTAGACCTTCGTGCGGTATCTAAGTTGTCTACCGAGCAACTATGTCGTTTGTGGCATTATCCTTATGTGCTTTTAAATGCTGATAACTTAACTGAGAGTAACTTGGCTCAGTTTATCCGCAGAATGATTATCAACTGCGTTGTGCCTTTGCAAGCGAAGGTATGCGAAAAGTTGTTGGAGTGGTTAGCACCTACCTATGGTGTTAATCCTAACCAGTATGTATTGCGTTTTGATGTAGATGCGTATCCTGAAATGAAACAAAACTTCTTGGATGCCGCAACCATTCTAGAAAAGATGGATGGCCTTCTTACTCAGGACGAGCAAAGGGTGTTTATGGACTTTGAGGCTACCAACGACCCTGTTATGCAACAAGTATATATTCGTTCTAACAAAGTACCTATTGGTAGCCTTAACATAGACCCTACCGAGATTGGTTCTATGGTTATTGATGAAGATGAGTAATGTAGAAGTAATAGAACTTTGTGTTAGCGTGTTTATCGCTACTTCGCTATTCTGGATTGGATTTTATTCCTTTGTAGCAGAGCAAAAGGCAAAGACTGAGCGTAACAAGGTTCGGAAAATTTTAAGAGGGTATTAATGGCAAATGAGCAGATGTATGCTGTTGCTTGGCGAAGAAGGCATGAACTAAATGAACGTGCTTTCTTTCAATACCTATTGACCAGTTTCAACGCTGAGGGTAGAAGGTATTTGCAGGCAATTGAGGGCAGAGACCCAGCAACATGGGGTGTAACCAATCATTTCTCGCAGTCTTGGCTACTCGGCATGGTCAAGGATGCTTATTTGCGTTATGGTAAAAAACAATACTCCTTGCTTAACCAAATGGTTACTAAACAAGAGGAGGAAGAAGAAGACGCATTTGATTTGTCGTGGGCAATACTTGTTGCATCTTTGTTTATGAACATTGATAACTTCTTGGTTGTCGCTGGTATAAATAACACCGTTAAGAAGGAGATACAGAAGTTTGTGATGAACAATTTAAAACAAGGATTAACTAGAGAACGACTTTTGGTTGAACTAGAGATATTCCTTAGAAAACAAAACGTTGTTAGGGCTTCTGCTATTGCAAGAACTGAGATTACTCGTATTATGAACCAAGCATCGATGCTTTGGGCGCAATTACAGCCTACTCCTTTAAAGAAGAAATGGGTGGTAATCTTAGATGGCAAAGAGAGACCTTCGCATAATGCTATGGCCTCCGCTCCTGCTATCTTGCTGAATGAGAAGTTCTTAGTAGGTGGTTCTTTAATGGATGCTCCTGGTGATGTAACCGCACCCGCCCAAGAAGTTGTAAATTGCAGATGTTCTCTTATGTTTGTAAGGGAATGATTTGTAAGTAATTTTTAATTATCTATATTTGCATGAATTGATTTGATTATGAGGGATTACAAGATAAAATCTGATGGTAGCGTAAGCGATGTTGATGTAAAGAAACGCATCGTTACTGGCTATGCCTCTAAGTTCGGAAATATCGACCATCATGGCGATATGATTGTACAAGGAGCATTTAAGAAAACCCTTAAAGAAAGAGGGGTTGATGGTAATAATAGCATTTGGTTTTTACATAACCATAAGACCGAGAATCCTTTGGGTAAACCTCGTGTGTTAAAAGAAGATAGCTTTGGTCTCTATTTTGAGGCTCCTATCGTAGATACTACCATCGGTAACGATGTTCTTAAATTATACGAAGAAGGTTTAATCAATGAGCATTCTATTGGTTTTGCTACTATTAAAGAAAACAAGATTACTAAGTCGTTTAGCGATTATCCGAAGGAGGTATCTGATAATGCTAAGAAGGGTATTCGTTTAAATGAGGAGAATGGTAATAAGTGTGCAACCGATGTTGGTAAGCAACGTGGTCAGCAGTTAGCAAAAGGTGAGGCTGTTTCGGTAGAAACTGTTAAGCGTATGTACTCTTATTTATCTCGTGCTAAGACTTATTACAACCCAGAAGACGAAAAGGCTTGTGGTACTATCTCTTATTTATTATGGGGTGGAATTGCTGGTCTTAACTGGGCTGAAAAGAAGTTAAAGGAAATTGAATCTGAGCAGAAGGCGGATAGTATGGGTAAGTCCTATTATGAGATTCAAGAAGTCAAATTGTTTGAATTTTCAAGCGTACTTTGGGGTGCAAATCCTGGAACTCCTTTTTTAGGATTAAAAAGTTTGGATAATTCACAACTTGTTGATAGATTTGACAAGTTATACAAGCAATTGAAGAACGGAACTGTTTCTGATGAAACAATGCAATTACTTGAAATTGAGTATAACTTTATCAAGACACAGATTGCCCAGTTAATCAAAGAGGAGGAAGAAGTCGTTGAAGACACTTTGGAAACCGAGGATGCAATTGATGAGCAATTGTTTATTGAAGAACAGAAAATGTATTTTTTAAATCAATTAAAAAACTCTTTTAAATAATGGAGGAAGTAAAAAAGTTAGTTGAGGAAGTAAAGAGCGACCTTAACGAAATGATTGCCAAAGGCGTTGGTCGTGAGTTGGAAGGCTTGAATATCGATGAACTTACCAACCAAGTTAAAAACGCTGGCGAAAAATATGCTACTTTGGAGGCCAAGTTGGGCGAAGTAGAGAAAGGTTTGGCTGATGCCATCTTGGATTCTAAGAATCGTGGTGTTGAGGCTAAGGCTGAGAACCGTATGTTGAAATCATTCGAGGAGAATGCTGACCGCTTTAAGGCTTTGGCTAATCGCAGAGATGCTTCTTTCGGTTTGAACTTCAAGGCTGTTGCTGACATGACCTTGCCTGCTAACATTGGTAGCGATTGGGCTTCTAAGATTGCTGGTTTGTCCAACACCATCTTGACTGACCCATTCCGTCAGATTCACTTGCGTGATTTGATGCGTACTTCTGTAATTGAGCAGAATGGCGTATTCAAGTTTGCTAAGAAGACTGGTAGCGAGGGTGGCCCTGCCATTCAAACTGAAGGTGCTTCTAAGGCTCAGGTAGATTACGATTTCACTATCTATGAGGTAACTCCTAAGACTATTGCTGCTTATGCTAAGATTTCTAAGCAAATGTTGCAGCGTTTGTCTTGGTTGCAAACCTTCGTATCCACTCAAATGGTACAGGATTTGTTGGTAGTTGAAGATACTAACTTGTTGGATTATGCTGGTACTTCTTCTTTCTCAGGTTTGTGGGAGAATGCTACCGCTTATACTCCTTCTGGTTCTGTAACTACTGGTTCTAACCGTTGGGATAAGTTGGCTAATGCTGTTGCTCAGTTGAAAGCCGCTCGTTTCGCTCCTAACGCTATCTTGGTTAATCCAATTGATGCTATGGAGTTGTTGATTAATAAGGAAAGTGGTGCTGGTTACTCCTTCCCTTCATTGGTTGCTGGCGCACCTTTGGCTGTTGCTGGTGTACCTGTAATTCAGACTGACATTATCACCGCTAACACCTTCTTGGTAGCTGACCTTAACAAAGGTGCTGAGTTGTTGTTCGAGGATAACATCATGACTGAGTTTGCTTACGAGGATGGAGATAACTTCACTAAGAACTTGGTAACTGTTCGTGTGGAGGAGTCAGTTGCATTGCCAATCTACTTTGGTTCTGCAATGCGTAAAGGCGAGTTCGTTGTAGCGTAACTAAATAGGTTTGAATATGAATTAGTCCTCTTTTCCTAAAAGATTAGAGGACTTTTTCTTAAAATTAAATAATATGGCAAAGGTAAAAGTCAAATCAGTATTTCACGATTTGCTTGAAAACAAGTTGAGAGCAGAGGGTGATGTGTTTGAGTGTACCAATGAAAGAGCAAACGCTTTAAATGAGAAGAATTTGGTTGATGTATTGGAACTTGATAAGCAAGTAGAAGAAACTAGGAGTAAGGATATTAAACCATCTCACATCAAGAAGAAATGAGTTACGAAGTAGAACCTGTAAGAACTGAAGGAATGGATTTGGTCATCATATCTGATGCCCTACCTATCCCTATTACGCTTGCAGAAGTTAAGGCACATCTGAGTGTTGATTTCAACGACCAAGATACTTATTTAGAATCTTTGTTAGCCTCCGCATTTAAAGAGGTTGAGTTGTTTGTGCAAAAAGGATTGAAGACTAAAACTGTAAGACAATCTTATAAATCCATCAACGGAACGGTGGAACTTATGTTTAGCCCAATCCAGAGTATTACAACTGTTAAAGATTTCGATAACGCAGATGTGTCTTACTCTACTTCTTACGACAAAACTAAGATTACAGCATATTCTGCTAAAGGAATCGTAGTTACATTTGTTGGTGGTTTTACTACATTACCTGCTGACTTAAAGTTTGCTATCTTAGACATTGTTGCAGTAGATTTTGATAACTCTGCACAAGACAAGAAGAAGGCAATCATGGAGATTAAGGATAGAATCAGACATTACAGACCTTTCTATGTATAATAAGTTAAAGCGTGTTAAAGGTGTTTTTAAACGCAAGTTGTCAGGTACATCCGATGGTGCAGGTGGTATTTCTGCTTTGACATATTCTACTTACACTACTAATATATACTTTAAAGAAACAAGTTCTTTCTATGGTAACTATGGTGGTATTCGTAATATGCAAGCAGGTCAATTTGCTACTGACCAGTCCTTTGAAGGAGAAATGCGGTATCGTGATGCTTTCATCCCTAAGACAACCGATGTCTTGGAAGTTAATGGCATCGAGTATGCTTTGTCTAATATTATTGACCCTGATTTTAAAAAGCAGAGACTAACTTTTAAAGCAACTAGGAGAGTTGATTAAGGTAAAGATAACAGGTGCTAAGGTTATAGCTAATAAGTTTTCGAGAGCATCTCAAAGACTAGATGATACCAAAAAAATTATTGACCAAGAGGTAGATTTACTTATGTCTAGGTCAAGAAATAAAGCACCAGAGGATACTGGCGCATTAAAGGCTTCTCAGTTTAAGATTCCTCTTAAAAATGATGGTTATGGTTATCGTGTAGGATTTAGAAAGTTTTACGCACCATTCCAAGAGTTTGGAACTCTTAGAAGTTATAAGGCAACTGGTGAATATGCTGAGTTTGACAAGTTTGCCTCCACTTTTAGGGTAAGTCAAGATAAATCTGGAAAAGGTAATAGACCTCGAAGATATTTTTTGCATTTTTACATTATTGCTAGAAAGTCAATTTTAAGAAAGACAGGAACAGTTGTTAAGAATATATTCAAATGATACAGAAGGATTGCGCATACGATTTACGGAAGGCTTATTATAGCGTTTTAACCGCTAGTCCAATAATGGTTGGCGCACATCAGGTTAAAGTATATGATGAGGTTGCTCCTAGTGATGCTGTTGCGCCTTATATCATTTTAGGTATTCAGACATCTGTTGGACTTAGAAGTAAGGACACATTCCAACGAGAGGCTACCATAGAGTTAAACGTATTTAACATCTGGGCTTCAAATGAAGGTGGAAAGAAAATAAATAACGACATAACCAACGCAATTGTCAATAAAGTGCTTACTGGTTCTTCTACCTTTGGCATTCAGCAGTATTTGACAGATTGGCAGGTAATAAATTGTGAATATCAAAGTAATTCTGTAATTTCACAAGTGCCAATGGGTTGGCAAGTAGAAGAAAATGTTATATTTACGCAATTGTTAAATCAATTAAATTGAGAATAAAATGGGATTAGTAAACGGAACTGACCTACGGATTTATGTAGGTACTAAAAAAATAGCGAATGAAACAACTTGTAGTATCGATTTGACTACTGCAATGATTGAAACTTCATCTAAGGATAGCGGTGCATGGATGACACAAATCCCTGGTCGTAAGTCATGGTCTATTACTGCTACTTTGCAGTTGGATTATGCTGATGGCGGTGCTAACTATACTTACGATGAGTTGCTTACTGCTTGGTTAGACCAAACTGCTTTGACTGTTACATTTAAGACTGCATCAGTAGGTGATACTACCTTGACTGGTACTGCTTATTTGGCATCTAAGCCAGTTTCTTCTAGCGACATGGAGATTGTAACTTGTGATATTACTTTGCAAGGCTCAGGTGCTTTGACTAAGAATACTGTAAGTGCTTAATTTTGCTGTTGTTTTTTAGTTTCAAAGGGAGGGGGTTATCTCCCTCCTTTTTTGGTTTAGCAAACAATTAACTTGAAAATATGCGTTCTATAACATTTGAAAACAAAGAATTACATTTTGACTTCACACTAGGTGCAATAAACGATGTGTTTGTCAAAGAACTTGGAGGTAACTTCGATGACCTGATTAACTTTCAGGATATGGCTGATAACCCAAGTAAACTTTTAGAAGTAACTAGAGATATACTATTGAGTGGACATATTTATTACTTGTTCATTAATGGTCAAGAAGAAGAAGGAGATAAGTTACTAGGTAAATTGAGGAGTGCAAGAATGATTGCCTCCAAATGGTTAATGGAAGTAAAGCCTATTACAGTTATTGAATGGGTTACTAAAGATATGATGCCCTCTGACATGGGTCAGCCTTCCGAAGGAGGGGAAGTTGGGGGAAAGTAGAAGTCCAATGGTCTGAAGTCCTTTGCAGGATTTACAAACTAGGACTGAAACCTTGGGAGTGGAAAAGGATGACTTTTGGAGAGTTCTTAGATTATGAATATGGTCAAGAACTTAGGAATGCTGATGATTGGAATAGGGCTAGACATATAATGTGGGCATCTATGGCTTCGATGGGTGGAAATAAAACACCACAACCCACAGAACTTGTTCCTTTATGGATTGACAAGTTAAAGAAAAAGAAAAAGCCTAAAAAGGAAGAATACCTTCCTGATGATGTTGTAAAGAAATGGATTGATAGTTTAGAAAATGGTTGATAATACTAATTTTGGTGTTAATATTAAGGTTGATTCTGAGGAGGCAGCCAGAAAACTCAAAGAGTTATCAAATGCGATGCAAGAGTTTGCTGGTTCGGCCCAGAAAAATTCTAATATTGCAGGCAATTCATTTAGTTCACTAGCATCAACTTTTAAGGGGGCTTTAGGTGCTATGGGTGTTACCCTAGCAGGAATATCATTTTCAAATTTAATTACTGGCGCATTAAAGGCATCAGCAGAATTAGAATCTGCGGCTATATCATTTGAAGTATTTACTGGTAGTGCTGAGGTTGCAAAGCAATTAATGGAGGACTTTAAGGCTGTTGCCATTAAATCTCCAATGCAATTTCAAGATGTAGTTCAAGGAGGTAAAACTCTTATGGCTTATGGAATAACCGCACAGCAAGTTATACCATTAGTTAAAATGCTTGGCGATGTATCAGGAGGTAATGCTGATAAATTTAATCGTTTATCCCTTGCTTTTGGACAAGTAAATGCAGTAGGGAGGTTAATGAGTGCCGAACTAAGACAAATGGTTCAAGCAAACTTTAATCCATTACAAGCAATTGCTAATAAAACTGGTGAATCTATGGATTCTCTTAGTAAAAGGCTTAGGGCAGGTCAAATATCTGTTAGAGAAGTTGCTGAGGCTTTCATGTATGCTACTCAAAAGGGTGGTCAATTTTATGGTAATGCAGAAAAGCAATCACAAAGTTTATTAGGTGCTTACAATAAATTTTCCGAAGGCTTAAAGTTTACCTTAGCAGAAATTGGTGATAATATTGCTAGAACATTTGATTTGAGGGGTGCTGCGGAAACCGCTTCAACAATGTTTGGTTTATTGGCAATAAACTTTAAAAATATAAATGAAGAAGGTGCAAAATCTGCATTTTGGTCAGAATCATTAAAAACTAGCCTTAGGGATGTTGCCTTAGTTTTAGATTTGGCAATTAAAGGATTTATGTTTTTAGGTCAGGTTATTGAAACCATATCTGGGCCTATTGATTCATTGTCAAATGCCTTAGACAACTTTGTTATTTCGGTAGCAGGAACATTTGGAAAAAAAGTTCAAGATACTGTAAAGGGTGCAATTGACTATGTAAATAATTTTGGTAAGGAATCTGAAAAGGTAGCAAAACAAAAGTCTCCTTTTGAAAAGTTAAAAAAAGATTACGAGGCTTTTATAAAGTCATTCAAAGATAAACCATCAGGTATTACTGGAGATGAGGAGACTAAGGCTGAACGTAACAGATTTGCCAAGTTATCCCAATTAGCAAGAGAAGGTTATACTGAGGTAAATAAGCACGTTAGAAGTGGATTCCAAACTAGGCTAGAGATATTCGATGAGTATGCTAGGGAAGAACTAAGGAAATATAAAGAACTTGGTATCAACACTTCTAACATAGAGAAAAACCAATTTAAGTATCGCCAACAAGTTGCCATGATGGAGACCGCTAAATTGACTTCAATTGTCAATAAAGGGTTTTCATTAGATAACATTAGGAGAAGTCTATCGGAAATGGTAGATGTTCAGGTTAGGCAATTTGAGCGTATTGGCAATGTAATCAAAACTAATATTTTTGGTCATCAGGCTGGCCCTGCTGGTGGATTAAGGTTAGAGCAATTAAGTGATAATCTTAAGGCTCAAACAGGGTATATGACTGCTGCAATTTCAGAAAGCGAAAGTGCATTAGCTACCTATGGCGCATCTATGTTTGCCGCTCAACAAGACTTTAAGATGAATATCCTTAGTGGATTTGGTGAAATGGCAGGTGGTCTAATGAGTGGTGCTATCAAGCTGAAAGATGGCTTTGATTTCATGATTAGAATGCTATTAAATGCTGCTGGTGATTTCTTAATTCAGGCTGGTACTACTGCTATTAAATTAGGGCTAGCCAAGTCAGCCATTGAGGCATCGTTATCTGCACTTGGGCCTGCTGCAATCCCAGTTGGTGTTGCGGCAATCGCTGCTGGTACAGCCTTAAAGAACATGGCTAAGAATATGGTTGGTGATACTGCACAAGGCATTAATAATGCAACTAAAGGTATTGTAGGTGCATCTGGTAGAACAACTGGCGCATCTTTTGCTTATGGAGGTGCATCTTATGCAACACAAAGTATTAAATTGCAAATAGATTTAACTGGTGCTATTACCGCATCACCAACAGGATATAATATTAACAAATCATTAGAAACAGTACTTAGGGTTACCGGTAGAGAATAATGACAGGATACGGAACTATTTATCGATTTGAGTTTGATGCTACTTGCAAGCCATTTTCTGACCAAGCATTAAATGTTACTAAATGTAAAGTCCTTATTTTAAAGAAGGCTTACACAGGTGCAATAACTGATATTCCTCATGGACAAGTTAGTCCTGTTGTTATTGATTACCCTACTGCCGATGACGATGTGTTCTACCCATTAAAAGGTAGTACTTTATCATTTATGGTGCTTGGTGGTGCTATTAATATGGATTCCTTGATTTCTGAGGATGAAAATGAGTACTTCTTAGAGTATTATCGTGATGATGTTTTATTCTGGAGTGGTTTTGTTAGCCCAGAGTTGTGTGAGGAGGATATATTCTTAAAATACCCTGCAATCGAGTTTAAAACCATTGATGGCCTTGGAACACTTAAAGACAAAGATTTAACGCTAAATCAAAAGTATCCAAAGGGTATCAATTCTTTACTTAATATCTTACAGACTGCATTGAACTTGATTGGGTATAACTACCCATTAAACGTTTTATGTAAGACCTTTAACCTTAATATTTCTAAGACTGATTATAGTACACCACTAGAACAGACTTACGTTTATACTGCTGGTCTGCAAGACAAGAACTTTAACTTTAAGGATAATCTAGATATTATCGTAAATATCTGTAACACCTTTAATTCTATTATATATCAGAATTATGGCAACTGGTATTTTGTTAAACCAAAGGATTTAGCATTTGGTGTTAATGAGGCGTCAATCTTTTCTACGAGTGGTGTGTTGAATACTTCATCTAAGAAGGCTATTCCTACATTAAACCATGGCACAGACTTTTTGATTATTGCTGAACCAAAGCGTAGTATTAGAAGGTTTTATAAGCAAGTTGAGATTGAATACCAAAGAGGTGATTCTAAGTTTATCAATGGTAACTTTAATTTGTGGACTGGAACAGTTACTGAGATACCTTACACCTCTACCTTAGATTTAAACGTAGGAACTCCTACTGAAACTGACTTCAAGGACTTCCTTAAATCTTTCCTAGGAACGCCTAAAAGTTATTGCCTATATGATTCTACATTTAATAGGTATTTCTTGGGTCTAACGTCAAGCAATGCAGGGCAAGGAGCATTAATTAGCCAAAAGTCTGTATCGGTTAATTGGGGTGAAGGATTTACCTTTAGTGTTAAAACTATTACATCTAATCCTAGTTTTAGTCTTGCTGTTACAATCCCTTTGGTTTTAGGAAACCAGACATTTTGGTATAATTTCGACACAGGACAATGGCAGAATAGTGAGTATATCTATACGAGTGCTGATTATCCTGATGGTGTTAGTGAGTTGCCAGTATTTACCTTTGATTTTCCTTTTCCAGAGGCATTGGTAGATTATGATGTTTATAAGTTTAAGGACTATAAGGTTGGCTTTAACTTATACGCTGCGCCTCGTAGTGGTTTTACTGGTAATCAAACCATCTATGAGCAAGTATTACTGAATGGTAATGGTAATTACTATAATGGCATATTTGGCACGCCTCCACTAACTGGTACTAAGCAAAGTGAATCTTATATTGACAGGTATATCCTTACTAATCCAAAGTTATCTACTATCATTCCAGATAAAAAAGTGGTTTACTTTGGAGATAAACAAGAACCCTTAAATGGAAACCTCTATTGGAGTGATGATAATTACTCTCATCTACATTATTTGTATAGTGGCGATTACTTTCCTACTGTGGTTAAAACATGGTACGAGAGAAACGAGTATGACCCATCGTATCCAAATGATGGTGTGTACGGTATTAACGAACTTAATGCTCGTAATATCCTGAATCAATATTCTGATTACCGCAACATATTTAAAGGTACAATTATAGGTAAGAACTTGCAATATGGTGCTATCTATCAATTCCCTGTTCAAGGTGCATTGGCTGACAAGAAATTCTGGCCTCTATCAATGCGTATCAATGAGCGTGATTGCACCGCAGATGTTGTGTTTATTGAACTAAGCCCTAACGAGATTACTGCACAGATGACATTAGAAAGGTTTGACACAAACAACAACCTTGTTTCCTCATCTATAAGTGAGAGTAAAAAAAAAATCGTAATGGGGTAGGTACTGACTTAGGTCAGGCTGGTTCTACTTCAACTATATTCCAGAAATTCGTGGCATTCTTTATGGATGACTTTAGACCTTGATGTTATGGCAAGAGAAATAGGCTATTTTAAATATGTAAGTCGTACCAAGATAGAGATGTATGGTAGCGGAGATTTTGGTTCTAACGAGGATAATGGTTACATCTATGGTTGGAGTGAAACACTAACTAATTTCAGGCTCAGGGCTTACCTAAAGACCTTTACTAATGCCTCCACTACATCTAAGGCTGGTATCCAGTTTAGAATCATGGCTAAGTCAAACGTAGCCTTTGTGGGCATGATGGTTGATGGGTCTAACAACATTGAGATATATCGTAGGCCGATAACCGATGACATCGTGGTAACCTCTTTTAGCACCGCTATTGGGCAACATGAAGGTATTTGGTTTGAGATGGTTAAAGTAGGTAACACCATAACATTCAAGTATTCCCTAGATGCAGAAACCACTTTACCAAGTGCAATAAATTGGGTAACTTTGGATAGTAGCGTAGATGACACCGATGCTTGGGCAACCTTAGAAAAACATTTGTGTGTTTCAAGTGGTACTGACAACGTAAATTTGGCTTATTTTACAAACGTTTATACAGAGGACTGCTGGATTAGCCCAGTAGGCCAAAAAGAAGATTAAGATGGCAGTTAAAGTATTAAGAGTATTTCAAGAGTTTACTTCGGCAGGTTATGTACCTATGCCGATTGCTGGGAACATAGATTATGGTGTTACTGTTGCTAACACTTTCCCTGCTACTACTCCTGCGACCTTCCAGACCGATGACCCAGATATTGAAGTAGATGTTACCGAGGTAACCGACTTTTATGTTTGGATTCGTTCTCATGGTACTGCTTGGAATTACCTATATACTCGTAACGTTAGGGTTTACCCTGATTCCCCTTCCATTAACAATGTGGTTATGGGGATTATTATTGCCAGATTAAGCGATGCTGTACCTTATACAGGTGCTACTCAGGATACGGACTTAGGTGAGTTTGGATTAAAGGCTGGGTGGTTAGGATTAGACCTTACACCTACTAATACTCCTACTGATGCAGGTACGATGTCTTGGAATGACCAAGATGGTACTGCTAACTTAATTTTAAAAGGTGGTAATGTTACCTTACAGATAGGTCAAGAACAGGTTACTCGTGTTGTAAATAAGACAGGCTCAAGTTTATTAGAGGCAAACTATCAAGCGGTAAGAATTAGTGGCGCACAAGGCAACAGATTAAAGGTGGCCTTAGCACAAGCCAATAACGATGCTAATAGTGCAGAAACATTAGGTATTGTAACAGAGACCATACTAAATAACGAGGAAGGTTTTATTACAACATCTGGTTTAGTTAGAGGTATTGACACCACAGGTACAATACAGGGTGAAACTTGGGCAGATGGTGATATGTTGTATCTGAGTGGTACAACTGCTGGTCAATTAACCAACGTTAAACCACAAGCACCTATCCATACCGTTATCATGGGTTATGTGGTTAGAGCGCACGCTACTCAGGGTCAAATCTATGTAAAAGTAGATAATGGGTATGAGTTAGATGAGTTGCACAACGTTAAGATTACCACTCCTACCGACAAGGACTTCCTTATTTACGATGGTACTAATCAGTATTGGAAGAATAGGGATTTGTTTGGTACTACTGGGTATTTACCTGTTTATGACACCACATCCTTATTAAAAGATTCAATTATTTATACTAATGGTACTGCTATTGGTATTGGTACAAACGTTTTACAATCTGGTGCAGTTGCTACCTTTGGTGATGTTGCTCATTTTACTGAGAATATATC